GGGTTGGTCGTCCCCTTTCTTCCATGGTTTCTTGCACATCTTCACAGACAGAGCTGGCCTGCACCAGCGCCATCAGGCCGTCACCCCAGAGACTTGGCTTGCCGTTGATGACCGCAATAGCCTGCAAGGCCTGCATGGGAGGCAGCCCCATTTCATAGCCCCACTGCACGCACACCAAGATATCTTGTGGCTTGCCCTGGTAGGCCTTGGGCACCATGCTGGAGTTGGCTAGCATCTCTGAGAACTGAATGGCCTCGGTGAGGGTGGCTGGGGCAAAGCCCTTATTTGTCGTTGTTAATTGCATGGATATCTTTCTCGGTTAAATAGGTTTGCATGGTGGTGAAAATCAAGTTGGTCATTGCGTCGACAAAGGCCTCGGCCTCTATCTCATTGCAATCAGTGATGTTGAGCAGCTCGACCACGGCCTGCTCATAGGCGTGCCGGATAGCTGGCTTGTCTGGCAGGTTCACGACTTCAACTCCTTAATGTTGAGCGTTGATTGACGCACAGAGTAGGCGGCCTTGGCTGCCACTGCGCGAGCTGGCGCTGCTTTGAAGTTACGCATTGGCCAACCGATGAGGTACTGGCCAGCACGGCCACGCTCTGCGTCGCCTAGTCTGAGCTTGATCTGTTTCTCGCTGCGCTCAATGGCGTCTTGAGCATCATGGATGGCCGCCTTGCTAGCGAGTATTGCTTGGGCTAACTTAGCGACGTCGTCATCGAGCTCGATCTCTGCCTTTTTGGCATAGGGATAGATGTTGTCAACTTCTTTGCTGGACTCTGGTGGATACCAATCTGTGGCGCCAGTGTCGCGGAAGGTCTGCAGCTTGTGCTCAAACTCAAGCACCGCTTTAAGGATTGCCTTTTGTGTGTCGTGGTGTGGCGCAAAGAGGAACACGCGCAGCTCGATGCCCTGATACAGCACGCACACTGCGCCCCACTTGTGGCCGGTGACTAGCATCTGGCCTTGCAGCTGGATGGGGCCACGCGCCAAGTGAGGGGTCTCCTCTGGCAGGGTCTTGGTGAGCTTGGCCTCCAGCACGCCAGCGCCATCGAGCTTGATGGAGTCTTGGCCAACAACGTATATGCCATTGGCTGGATCGTGCATGATCTCTTGGTTGTCGCCGTAGCCAATGCCGTCCAGGCTGCAGGAGAGCTTGCAGCTGGTGTGCGTGAATGCCTGGTTGATCTCTACGTCAAACTTGGTGAGACCCAAGCGCTTGGCTGCCTCAGTCAAGATCACAGGCTCCAAGGTATTGCCCCAGCCCATGGCCTCGTTGCCAATGTCTGGTCGCTCTAGTTCTTTGATCGCGTTGATTGAGAACTGCAGTTCGTCATTCGGTGTGCTGTACTTGCTAAAGCCCATAAGGCCGGGTAAGCGCGAGGCGCTCATCTCTTTGTCGCTGGTTAGTTTGCCTGCCATTTATTGCTCCTGTGAAGTGGCTAGTGTGTATACGCGCACAATGCGTGCGTGTGCTTGGGGGTGATTGGCCTCGACAAGGCCAACCTTTTTAAATTGTTTGGTACGAAAGACCGCTCCAAGCACTGAGGGGTGCAGGTTGGCGGGTAGTTGGATGCGCTCGCGCACATCGTTGATGCTGACGCTGCCTTGCTGGCGGCAGACGTCAGCTGCAATAGCTCTGCAGCGTGCCAGAAAGGTCGCATCGCGCTGCTCAAAGAGGTTGAGCTGGGCGTCGCGGATTACTTGGCCGATGTTGGCTGTCATTAGCATGTGAGCCAGACAACCAGCACGGCCACCAGGCCGAGCCAGTAGATGACTATGTCATAGAGTTGATTACGCAAGTGAGGTCTCCTTTAGGTTAAGACGTTTGAGAAGGTTAGATACTTGGGTTGTGCCCCAAGTCATATTGCCACGGGGCGTGGTCACTGAGCGAGCTTGCAACGCTGCAGCAATATCTCTGATGGTGCGTGCGCCGGTGACGGCGAGAATGTCACGCACGATTGGGCCAACGCGCTCGACGTATTTGTCAGCATTGGCCTTGATGACTAGAACACCGGCAGCGGAGCCGATCTCTGGTGTTGGGCACCCAAGTACTACACCGCGTGCTTTGGCCGCTTGTAGGGCTTGCTTGGTGCGCTTGGAGATCTCTTCACGCTCATGCTGGGCAACAACTGCGCGCACACCGAACTCTAAGGTGCCTGCGTGTGGCATGTCAGCGGCCACAATGTCCACGCCTGCTTTGCGCAGTGTCAAGAGAAAGGCTGCATCGCGGGAGAGGCGGTCGATCTTGGCAATCAGGATGGCAGCACCATGGCGGCGGCACTGCTCAAGTGCGAGCTCGAGCTGTGGGCGGTTGTCGATCTTGCCAGACTCGATCTCTGTGAACTCGCCAATGATATCTGCCTGGTATGAGCTGACGAGCTGGCGCTGTGAGTCGAGGCCAAGGCCAGAGTGGCCTTGCTTGGCGGTGGAAACTCGGTAGTAGGCTATGTATTTAGTCATGTCTGCAACTCCTTGCGCTTTATCTGCGCGTTGAACATGAACGTATGTTACACGATCTTTGTATATCGCTTTTCTAGGGAGTTTCCCTAGTGCCACTTCTTGATTGATATCGCCTTGATATACACTCTGCGCCCATGAGACCTAAACTTAAACCTTTCATGATGCGGCTGCACCCAAACACGCGGGAGTTGTTAGACAAGGCGTCTGCCGACCAGGGGCGCAGCGTGTCGTCTTTGATTGACCAGTGTGTGCGCGAGCAGCTGCAGCCCAAGTATGGCGAGCTGCAACCCAGACTGCAGCGCTTTCTATCTGGAGTGCGCCAGCCATGACCTATGAAGAGGCAGTGCGCTTGTTGGCCAGAGTGCGTGAAGGCGTCTACTACCCTGTGGAGCTGGTCTCTGAGGCTTTGGCCATGACGGGTGACAGGGACTATGACTACCAGGTGCCACCGGCAGACATGATTGATTTTGTGCAGAACTTACGCAGAGCGGGGCAGCTATGAGTGAAACAATACTAGCGATTGACTTGGGCACGACAACAGGCTGGGCGTGCCGGCCACTGCATGGCCCGATTGCCTACGGGTATGCCACATTCAAGCCTGGCCGGTACGAGGGTGGCGGCATGCGCTACCTACGCTTTAAGCAGTGGTTGACTGAGCTCAAGGGCACGGTCGGTGGCGAGATCCAATCCATCTACTTTGAAGAGGTGCGCCGGCATGCGAGCACAGACAGCGCGCATGTTTACGGTGGCTTGATGGCCACGCTCACCAGCTGGTGTGAGCATCATCAGATTCCATACCAAGGCGTGCCTGTGGGCACCATCAAGAAACATGCAACGGGAAAAGGCAACGCGAGCAAAGACGACATGATCGCTGCCATGGCCGGCATGGGCTACCAGGTAACAGACGACAACGTAGCAGACGCGCTGGCGCTGCTGCACTGGGCACTATCGGAGGTGGACAATGCTTGAGACTGTGTTGATTTTGGTCGCGCTGATGCTAGTCGGCATTATTGTGGGCGTCTTTGTAGCGCTCACATTGATCTACAGCTGGATGGACAGGGACGACTGATGCACATAAGCTACGTGAAGATTGTCAGAGATGACGAGGGCACGGTCATTGACACGCAGGAGGCCAACGGCGAGATGCGCAGGCTGCACTACCAGATTGACCTATTGAAGGCGGCGCTGGAGATCGAGATGGATCGGGTCAGCGACTTGAAGGAGCTGCTAGATGAGGTGCGCCGGATGGCGTATGAGCTCAACGAGGAAGTCTTGAAGGTGCAGCCATGAAGTGCCCGATCTGCAGCACCTGGACGGCGGTCAAAGAGACACGCAAGCGAGAGAACAACATTACTGTTAGACGGTATGAGTGCGCCAACCTGCACACATTCAAGACCACCGAGCAGATCACCCAGATCTTGGACGCTACACACATGGAGCAGTTGAAGTTAGCCAGGTTAGAAAACCTAGCCAAGGCCAGCAAGAGCCGCAAGAAGGCAAGCAATGCATGAAGAGAAAGTACATCTACAAGCGGGCAAGCAACGCGCCGTCACCAAGCCTAGAGGCGCTACTGATGGCGTGTGGCAGAGAGTTGTTGACGACCTGGGAAGTCTTGCACGACAAGGAGTTGATCGAGAGGCATCTAAGGGCGCTAGACGGTCGATATGGCGCAAACGCAGAGCAGAAGGTCAGGGCGTACATGCACGAGATCAAGAAACATGAGCGCAGTGGTTGACAATGTTGTTAGCTTTGAGATACCCAAGCTACCAAAGCTAAAGATCAAGGAGGCACCACCAGACCAGCGCAGAATAGCAGTGCTGCCGATCAAGGCGGTCTTTGACCTGCGACTGCATCACGGTGCAGTCAGAGTGCTGGCAGCGCTGTGTAGTTACTGCAACCGAGCTGGCATCACATGGGTGAGCCAGACAAGGATAGCCAAGGACTTGAGCATTACCCAGCAAGCGGTATCCAAGCAGTTCAAGCAGCTCAGAGAGTGCGGCTACTTGGAGACAGTAAGGAAGGGGTTTAAAGGAGAGAGGACAGACACGCTACGGGTTATCTTCGGCGTAGACATAGACGCAGAGACAGCCATAGCAGTGACAAGCAGTATTGAGGACACCAGATCACCACAAATGAAAAAGGAGCAAGACATGCAAGCAGAGAGACCAGATCCAGAAGGCCAACGCAGAGTTGCACAGGAGATCAGCAAGGTATTCAAGAAGAAGGAAACAGTAACCAAAAAGAACCAACCAAGGCGTGGACAACCTGTGCATAAGATACCTAGCACTAACAACCCACAGGTTGTGCAGCAATCACAACCTAATCACAACATAGAGGTTGTAGATAACACGGAAGAAGACATGAGAGGTCTTCCTGTTATAAGTAGACATGTTACAAGTAAACTTCTTAAAGAGAAAGAAGATAACATGTTAGTTCTGAACAACTTTGAAATCAACGAGTTGAAGTCTGATGGAATGACAACAAAGCAGATCGCAGACAGCATCGACACGCTGCTGGCGCTGTACAAGGCCGAGGGTATCACGCCCACATCCAAGGCCTTGATGGCTGGCATACGTCAATTGAAGGCAGACACCAGATGATTGAATGCCATTTAAAAGGCTTTAGAGATACCTACAAGGCACGATCTAGGGTCGGTCTAGGCAAGGGTAGCCACTCACCATCTCAGCGCGTTGTAGAGGCTCTGGCAGATACCTGTGCAGATACCAAACGAACGTATGGATTGTGCTCAAGCAAAGGCAAGGCACATGTGCCAGGCGTGGCAGGCAGGCAGCGCCTGCAGCTGGCCGAGCGAAGAGGCACCCTTGCCCCCCGCCCCCTCACCGTAGCGGTCGGGGGTTCCCCTC